CTAGCGCATTACCGGGCAGGGTTCTCGGTGGGCGTCCGACAGAGGTCGGACTAATATGCGCGGCGCGCCTTTATTTTCTAACAGTACCCACCACGCCTCTGCTATGCAAGCGCACCAGGGTTGCGATGAAAAGCAGGTTGACCGTGTATCAATCGGGTCATTTAGGGCGCGGGCCGGCGCGGCGGCACTGCGCCCGAATTTATCTGCCCGCTGTGAGGGGCGCGGAACGGGGCGCAAGCGTAAATCGGATGCGCGCAGCGACCTGGCCGGGCGGATCGATCCCGATCCACGACCTGACACGCCGGTTTTGTGGACCTGGAGAAGGATGCTAGAGCGAACGAGGGAGATTTGGCGAAGGGAATAACTTGGACAACAGAACTGCGGCGGCTTGGCGACTTGCGCGAATGGGAAGAAAACCCGCGCATATTGCTAGAGCATGATGCAAACGAGCTTGACAAGTCGCTGACAAAATTCAACCTTGCCGATCCACTAATCGTCAACCTTGACAATACCATAATCGGCGGACACCAGCGGCGGCGGAAATTGATCGAAAAATACGGCGTGGATCACGAGGTAGATTGCCGCGTACCTTCCCGATTGTTGTCACCTGAAGAAATGCGAGAGCTGGCAATCCGGCTAAACCGCAATCAAGGTAAATGGGATTTTGATCTTCTGGCAAACAATTTTGAACTAGGCGAACTGCTTGACTTTGGCTTCGAGCAAAAGGATTTTGGATTTGAGTTGCCAAAAAGGGAAGAAGAAAGCGAAGAAGAAACCGAACCGGAAGTGACGCGCTACGATGTCCCAGACGCTGTTTGGGCAAGCGATAACGATTGGGGCGTTCCACTGCTTGACGCAAACTTGCAGGCATTGGCCTGTGATCTTCCGTTCAAGGCGTGGGGTTCGATAAGCCGCAAGTCGCGCATGTCTGGCACGTGGCACTTTTACACAGAGGATTACCGGTATGAGGCATTATGGCGCGATCCGTCACCCGTTGCGAACACACGATGTCTAAACGTGGTAGAGCCGAATTACAGTTGTTATGACCAGATGGCGCGGGCGTTCGCATTGTTCCAGATTTATCGCAAGCGTTGGCTCGCTCGCTGGTGGCAGTCTTTGGGGATACGGGTATTTGTTGACCTGAATGTAGCGGAGAGGTTTTATGACCTTAACTTGTTGGGCGTTCCCAAGGGCTGGTCGGCGTGGGCTACGCGTGGTTATACAGAACGGGTGAATTTGACGGAGCGAGAGTATCAAATTGCTTGCGACCATGCCGGAACGACAAGTATCCTGTTTGTGGTTTACGGCGGTGGCAAGGCGGTGAAACAACTTTGCATGGATAGGGGCTGGTTGTGGTTTGACGAACAACAGCAAGACGCGAAAGGAGACTGACAATGGCTAAAGGTGGCGGCGGCGGAGGAAGAGGCGGGGGCGGTGTGTCTTGGACAAGGGACGAGGCCGGTCACCTGGTTGGTGAAAAGGCAATGTTTTTAAATCCGCAGGATAGCGGTTCGTCTGCCATAACAGAAGTTCAGACAAAAATTGCCAAACAACTGGGCGGAGAGCAGGAGGGCATGTACGCGGTAATAAGATCGGGCGGAGCCATCGCGGGATCACAGAAGGCCTATTTTAAGACCGAGGGTGCTGCTAAAAAATACGCTACCAAGATTATTGGAAAAAACTTCGAGAAGTTCGGAAAGTCTTGGGTGAAGGCCGAGTCATATATTAGAGAGAAGGGTAAATTAATGTCGTCAAAATATCCTGGCAAAGATATTTATGGCAACAAATTCTCTGCCGGGGACGCGATTTATTATTCGCGCTGGGGCGTTATTAAGGGGTGACGGCATGGCTAAATCAGGTGGTGGTGAAATTTAGGATTTTTGATTGTACTGTGATGGAACTGTGATGAATAACCCGAATGCTGCCGACAACCTTAAACCATTCACTAAAGGCGACCCGCGCATCAATCGCAAGGGACGCCCGAAGTCGTTTGACGCGCTCCGAGAACTGGCGCAGCAGATAGCGCACGAGGAAGCGAAATCGGGCGGCGCTCCCGTTGTTGTCGGCGGACACAAGGCAACGGTGGCAGAGATGATTTTACGTCAATGGGCTGCCAGTAAGAATCCGCAACTACAGCGGGCGTTTATTGAGGTCGCGTTCGGCAAGGTGCCGGAAAGTCACAACATCAACTTTGGCAACATGACTGATGATGAGCTTAGAAAATTTATCCAGGCGACAATTGGAATTGGCGGCGGCGGCGGTAGCGGAAGCGAAGCGGCGCGGGCTGGCGATTCCAATTAGCCAATCCCTGAGGCCGTTTCACGAGTGGCTATGGGACGTGACACCCGCCTGGAACTGGAACTGGCATTACCAGCATGATATATATCAGCACCTTAACAATCTAACAGACGGCAATAGGCGCAAGCTGATGTTGTTCATCCCGCCGCGACACGGAAAGAGCGAGCTTGTCACCATACGCTACTCGCTATGGCGGCTGATACGTGATCCTCAAACCCGTGTCATTATCGGAGCCTACAACCAAACGCTGGCTGAAAAATTTAGCCGCAAAATCAGGCGGCTGTCAACTGGCAGGCTGGCGCTCTCGGACGACAGGACGGCGGTGCAGGATTGGGAAACAACGGCGGGCGGCGGTGTCAGGGCGGTGGGCGTGGGCGGCGGTATCACGGGCGTTGGCGGTGATCTGATCGTCATAGACGACCCTGTAAAGAGCCGCGAGGAGGCCAACAGCGTCACCTACCGAGACAAGACCTGGGACTGGTACACAGATGATCTTTACACGCGGCTTGAGCCGGGCGGGGCGGTCATACTAATTATGACGCGCTGGCATGAAGACGATTTAGCGGGGCGGATACTCAGGAGCGAGGACGCGCCCAACTGGACGGTAATCAGGTTTCCCGCGCTGGCTGAAAAAGACGATCCGCTAGGGCGGTCGGTAGGAGATGCATTGTGTCCAGATCGATACCCGCGCGAAGAACTGCTAAAAATTCGCACGGTGCAGGGCGGTCGGTCATTTTCAGCCCTCTACCAGCAAGAGCCGCAAGAGCAGGAAGGCGACATATTCAAACGGTCATGGTTTGGGTATGAGCGAGAGCTGCCTACGGGCTGCCGGTATGTGCGCTATTGGGACAGGGCGGCAACGGCGGACGGCGGTGACTTTACCGCCGGCGTGCTCGTGGCGAAAACACCCGACTTTTACGTGGTTGTAGATGTGGTTAGGGGTCAATGGTCAACCTACGAGCGGGATAAGAAAATCAGGCAGACCGCCGAAATCGACTATCAGAAATATGGCAATGTCAGGATCGTTGGAGAGCAAGAGCCAGGATCGTCAGGGGTAGATGCAGCCAGGGCATTTGTGCGTCTGTTAGATGGGTTTTCCGTGACAGTGGATAGGGTCACGGGCGACAAGGCAACCCGCGCCGAACCACTCGCCTCTCAATGCGAGGCAGGCAGAGTCAGATTGATGGTAGGCGCGTGGAACGAGGAGTTTCTAGACGAATTGTGCAGTTTTCCGAATGGCGCACACGACGACCAGGTTGACGGGGCAAGCGGCGCGTATAACAAACTGGTCGGGACACTGGATGCAAGCCGGTTAGTTGACGCGGTGTGAGGGGGAACATGGGCTTAATTGACGGCATACTCGCAAAAATGGGATACACGAAGGCAAAGCCTTACACACCTCCCGCGTGGCTGGCGGCAACGGCGGGAGCGGAGCGGTTCAATCTTCCGGACGGCGCGACATACGAAGCGCAATCCGGCTACATGCACAAACTGTCATGGATATACACGGCTGTATTGCGTGTAGCTGAACTGGCGGCAACGGCGAAAATATCAGTCAAGCGGCGCGAGGGGGATGAGCTGAAAGACATCGCCAACCATCCCCTGGAGGTGGTGCTGGATCGGCCTAACCCGTTGCAGTCCAGCCACGAATTTCTAGTCGCGCATTACGCCTACCGGAAGTTGAACGGAAACTCATACTGGTGGCTCAACCGCACAAGCGAGAACGCGCCGCCGTCCGAAATATGGCTGATACAACCGCACCGCATCCAACCGATACCAGACGAAAACCTGTTCATACGCGGTTACGCCTACGATCCTGGCAGCGGGCAAAAAATCATACTCGAACCCTGGGAGGTCATTCACTTCAAGAATTTTCACCCGACAAACCCGTTTATCGGCATGAGCGCGATTGAATCGCTGGCGGTATCCGCGCAGGGGGACATCGAGGCGCAAAAATGGAACACGAAGTTTTTTGGGAAATCCAACGCGCGGCTGCCTGGAATCCTGGCGTTCAAGGACATGGTGGTGGACACAGATTGGGCGCGCATAAAGGCGGACGTTAAGGATGCCTCAGAAAAAAGAGAGATGCTCATGCTACGCGGTGCTGGGGATGCGGTCAATTGGATGCAAAACGCGGTATCGCAGCGAGAGATGGAGTTTATCGGCGGGCGCACATTCACGCGGGAAGAGATATTCAGCGTATTGGCCCCCGGGCTGTCATCGATCCTGTCAGTCAATGCCACTGAGGCCAACGCCAAGACGGGCAAGGCGACTTTGATCGAAATGGAGGTATGGCCGCTTCTTGTGTCAACTGCCGACAAGCTTACCAACAACCTGCTTTCCGTTTACGGGGATAACCTGATAGCGGAGCCGGACGACATCCGCGTTACTGACCGCGTACTGGCGTTGTCCGAAATCCAGGAATACAGCAAGACGCACACCATTGAGGAAATCCGCAAAATCAAATACGGCGATGACCCGCTGGGTGACGAGCGGGACAAACTGCTGCCCATACAGATCGTGGCGGCAAGCGGCAAGCCAGAGTCGGAAGAAGATCCAATCGCGCCGCAGCTACCTGAGGAAACGGAAAACGAAGCGCTGCAGTCCGACAACGAGATTGATTCAGAGATGCAGGCGTGGAAAAAGTACGAGCTGAAACGGGTGGGCAAAAAACACAGACCTTTCAAGGCGGAGCACATCCCGCCGTTAGAGTACGAGCGCATCTACGGGCTGCTCGAAAAGGCCGAAACAGAGGAGGATATTATTGCGGCGTTTACGCTGCCAACGGCGGCAGACCTTGCGGCGGAACTGCGCCGCGCCAACGACTTGCTGGAGATTATGAGTGCTGACCTCGCAGATTAGCCAGGTGCGCCAGATCACAAAGGCGCAAATCACATTAGCGGAAACGCTGCGAAACATGCGGCGCGACCGCAACGAGCCGGACGTGGAGTACAAACTCCGGCTGCAACGGCGGTTGTTTCGGGCGGTCATGCGCCATTGGCGCAGGCAGAGAGAGCGGATACACCAACGACTGGAGTTGTGGTATCCGAGTAAAAAGGCGGCAACGCCAACGATCCCCGTTGACACGTTGTGGGAGGATGACCCGGAGTTCGAAGGCGAAGTTATCAGGATACTGCTTGCGGATGCGCTTGGCGGCATTGACGCGGCCACGCTGACAGTCGGATTGTCCATCGATTACACCCTGCCGAACCTGGAGGCGGCAAAGTGGGTAAGAAAATACGCATTTGACTTGATCAAGGGGATTACGCAGACCAGCAAGCGGGTAGTACAGGAAGCGCTAAACCAGTTTGTTGGCATATCAGGATACACCATCGGTGACGTGATCAACGCGCTCCCATTTAGCCCTGTAAGGGCGCAGATGATAGCCACGACCGAGATCACGCGGGCATATGCGCAGGGGCAACTGATAGCGGGACGGGCGATGGCGAAGGAGTATCCGGACGTGCGGGTAGTAAAACGCTGGTGGACAAACAAGGACGGGCTAGTTTGCGCAATCTGCCAGCCGCTTCACGGGGTAGAGGTTGGCATAGAGGAACAGTTTCCGGGCGGGATGGATGAACCGCCCGCGCATGTGAATTGTAGGTGTTGGATTAGCACGAGAACCAGGATTGGCAGCAATGACTGACCCCATCGAAATTGAGATTGTAGGTCTGGACAGGATTATGACGGCGTTTGACCAGTTTCCCAAACAAGTTGCCAGGAACTTCAGCATGGCGGCGCACGAGGCTGGAAACGAAATACTAGACACAACGGGACTGCGAGACTACCCCAATGAAACCGCAGCGAACCAGACGCCAACGCCGTACTACATCAGGGGACGCGGTATGCAGTACGCGACCCGCAACGACGGGCGTAGCGAGAATCTAGGCAAGCAGTTCTACATCCGGCGCGAAGGCAGCACAGCAACCATTGGCAACCGCGCCAGCTATGCAAAGTGGGTGATAGGGCAAACGCAGGCCGGACACATGGCGGCAAAGGGCTGGAGGAAGATGGCGGAAGTCGCGAAGGAAAAAATTGACTCCATCCGCGAAATCTACCAGAACTGGGTAAACAAGACGCTGATAGATTTAGGATTTTAGGGAAATGCCGAGTTGATCACCCTGTCAACAACCGTTATTGCCCAAAACGCGCCAATGAGCAGACCCGCGCCAATGCCGGAAGTGAAAAGAAAAAACGCGGCAGTTTTACCCGACTTTTTACGGAGCGCGAAATACAGGATCGCAGACGCAACGAAAACGATGATACCGGTAGTATCCATAGTCATTATAGTCACCTCCCGTGAAATGCTTACAGCATTGTAGCAATTCAGAAAGAGAAATACAAGAGGAGATATGCGAATTTACGATATCGACAAGAGCATGGATGCACTCATTGACGATGGAGAATATCAGGTGGAAATCATAGGGGAAGACGGTCATTGGACGCTGACAGTCAGCCGCAGGGAATGGTCTGACGAATTACAGCGGCACGTCTATGCCGACTTCATGGGCACGACATGCCGGGGCTTCCTGGAAACCTACGACATGGCGGCAAGCGCGATAACCAGGGACAGGAAAAATCGGAAAGGCTGACACTTTTTTAGGGAGGAAACATGGCGCAAACACTAGACGACAAAATCTGGAATATCCGCAGTGCGGTTGAAAAAAAGCTCAATCCGGGTCTTGACCCCAATAGCAACGACCTGGACAAGCCATCTCTATACTGGATAACCGAACTGTACGAAACATTTGCTATTGCGGCAAAGGACAAGCAGTATTTCCGGGTAGATTATTCAATCGACGAAAGCGGGGCGGTGACAGTTGGTGAACTGGTCGAGGTCGAAAAAACTTGGGAACCGGTCAAGGGCATGAAGCTCTTGTGGTTTATGCCAATTAAAGCGGCTGGCGATTGGGAACTGGAGGTTTTAGGCGTACCCTATGGCGGCCCGAAAAACGGCAAAGATTCGGACGGCCAATACTTTTCGCAAAAAACCAACCTGTATCTCGACAATTTCGGCAGCCCGCTCGTGGTCTATTATCACGGGTACGAGCCGGACGGAAAACCGTCAGGCGAACCCGATGTCATCGGCAAAGCGGAATATTTCAAAGCCGACAACAGGGGTCACTGGTGGCGGGTCGTGCTGGACAAGGCCAGCGAGTACGCGCAGCGGGTATGGGATGCGGCCAAAAAGGGGCTGGCTGCGGCGTCAAGCGGATCGTTAAATCATCTGGTCAGGGTGGGGGGTGATGGAGAAATCCTAAACTGGCCAATAGCCGAACTATCCCTATTTGACACCGAGGGGAAACGCCAGCCCGCGAATTCCTACGCAATTGCGCTGCCAGTGATGAAAGCGCATTTTGAGAAAGCGGGCGTAGAAATGCCCGAAATAACAGACGTGAAAACCAGCACAGAGGACGATGCCAGAGGCGCGGAGGAGCGCGGCGCGTTAGATGCTGATACCAAACAATCTATCAAAACTAACAACGGGGGTAACGAAATGGACGAAAACAAGGTCCAGGAATTGATCGAAGCCGCGCTGAAAGCCGACAAGGACAAGCGCGAAGCCGAAGCCAAAGCCGCTGCCGACATCCAGGCGAAAGTCGATGAGGCAGTTGCGAAGGCTAAGGGCGAATGGGAGCAGGAAGCCGCGAAAGCGAATCGGCTGCCGCTTCACATGCCAGCCGTCACCCACCTGGGTGAAATCGGCAAGTTTGACGATTTATCACTGGCGGAAACCGACCTGGTGTTGTCGGTCTTGGCCGAAGCCAAAGAGCAGCCCTCAGACGGTCTGCTTAAAGCGTGGGCGATGAAAGCCGAATCGGAGGCGGACAAATCCCGCGCGGCTCGCCAAATCACTGCCGCAATTAAGGCGTCCGGCGTGAAAGCGAACGAACTGGATCACACCACACAGGCCAACTATGGCAAGGAGTGGGTCGGCACAGCTTACGCTCAACAAATTTGGGAAGCGGTGCGAGCTGGCACGTCCGTCCTCGGACGCATCCCGCAAGTGACCATTCCCGACGGCCACTCCAGCGAATATTTCCCAATCGAGTCAACCGACCCGACCTGGTACAAAGTCGCGGAGGCTACAGCGGAAGAAGCCAACACCAAGACGCCTGCCGCCACCCACACATCCAGCAAGCTCAAGACCGGATCGCAACAGTTGAAGCTGGCAAAAGTCGGGGCGCGGGTGCAATACTCAGGCGAAATGGTGGAGGATTCCCTCGTTCCGTTCGCCGCGCAGTTACAGGCGCAGTTGCAAAAATCGGGCGCGGAAATCCTAGAGCACATGATCATCGATGGTGACGATGCAACCACTGAAAAAACCAACATCAACGACATTGGCGCAACTCCGGCAGGAACTGAACCGTTCTTGGTTTGGGACGGTTTCCGGTGCGTTGCTCTAGGGACAAGCGGGCAAAATCGCTCCGCATCCGGCGGTTTCGCGGCAGAGGATTTCATCAACACCATGAAACTGCTTGGCACTAACGGTATTGGCGCGAGCAACCCTAACGAGTGTGCATTCATCATCGACGCCAACGTCCATTACGCCACTCCGCAGTTACCTGAGGCGAAGGACAAGAACCAAAACATCTTCACCGTGCAGGATGGTTTTGTCACCCGCGCCTACGGCGTACCGGTGATTTCATCCTGGCACATGCATCGCGAATCTACTGCTCGCAAGGCCAACAACGCTGGCAAGGTCGACCGAACCGTGACCACAAACAACTCCTACGGCGCAATCCTGGCCGTGCGTTTCGATCAATGGAAGTTCGGTTGGAAGCGGCGCATGAAAATGGAGATCACCCGCTACGCGCTGGCGGACGCCTATGAGGTTGTCGCTAACATGCGCTGCGGCTTGATCTACCGCGACACGACCGCTGCGGGTATCACCTACTACGTAGGTATCTAGTCAATCTCAATTCAGTTAAGGGGGGTAGGGATAACACCCTACCCCGCCACAGGAGAAAATTAACATGGCGCTAATCGGAAGACACCCAGTATCGATCCGCCCATCGGCGGAAGCCCGCATTTTGGGCGTAGGCAAGGGGTCGGGAACATCCCTATCAGACCTTTTTAAACTTGGCGCGGGCGCGGCTCACGTGATGGACATTCGCGCGCGGGCGGACACCGCCAGCGGATCGGATGCCAGGATTCTCTACTCCCGCCTGCACCAATACGGCGAGGGCGGGGGTGAAGCCGTGCGGGCGTATGCATTCGCGCAAAACGCGGCCACCGCCACCGGCGGGACGCTGAACGGCATACACGCTTCCATGAGCATCGCCGCCAACTCCGGCATCTCCGGTCAAGGATCGGCGATTCGGGCAACGCTGGAAGCCGCAGCCGCAACCCGCACTTTGGGCGGGACAATGGCGGCCATTATCTGCGACAGCAATATCGGTGCAAACAACACCATGCCGACCCATCACTCGTTTATCCGTTTCACGGATGTAGGCACGATAAAAGTCGGCAACCTGTTCCAGATTCCCAAAGCCGCCAACGGCACGATTTTCGCGACGCACACAACCCAAACCATGTCTCACTCAATCAAAATTATCGACGCGGACGGCACGGCCTACTACATTATGTGCACCGACTCCGCAGACAACCGGAGCTAGACTATGGCAGAGATCACCCGCGAGCAACTAGCCGCAATCCGACAGGAATACATCGACGAAATTGTCAGGTTGGATGGGGCGATAGCCGCCATAAACGACCTGGAAAAAAAACTGTTTCCGCCCGACGCGCTGACGCTTGACGAACTTGCGCACGGACTGGGAGCAGAGAAAGCGGAGGTGGTGAAAAATGCAGATTAGGCTGCTCGTGGACTATCGCGGGCGCGAAACGCAGGAGGCGCTTGTCCTGACCGGACAGGTGGTTGAAATGCGTGACACAGACGCGCAATTGCTAATCAAAAACGGGTGGGCGGAGGTGGTAGAAATGCCACCTCCCGAACCCAAACCTACTACCCGCAGCCGCAGGGCGAAGGAGGGGGTAAATGTCACTGAGACAAACTAGATTGACCATCACAACCGCCACAGACGGTTCAGCTACCGTCATTGGCGACACCATTCAGGGGCGATTGATTGAAGTCGCCTACGGCAAGGGTACATTTGAGGCAGGGGTCGATGTAACCATATCCATCACAGGCAGCATCTACGCGCAAACATTGCTGACCCTGACCGACGCCAACAACGACGCGGTTTATTACCCGCGCGTACAGGCATGTGATAACACGGGGACGGCTATCAATGGCGCGTACACCGACGTTGCGGTCATTGGACAGATCAAGATTGAGGTAGCGGACGGCGGGAGCAAAAAAGCAGGCACGGTTGACATCGTTTGGGATGACTGCCGCTAGAGGCGGTGCGCCATGACGATAACCAACGGATACACGACCCTGGCTGACTTCAAAAACCTGAAATCAATCGTCTCTATGGACAGCGTAGATGACGGCGTGATCGAAAACTTGATAGAACAGGCGAGCCGGATCATCGACACCGAAACGGGGCGCACGTTCTACGCCCGAACAGAGACGCGCTACTATAACGTGCCTTACGGGCGGCAGCTCATAGTTGACGACGACCTGTTGGCGGTGACGAAGCTCACGAATGGGGACGGGACAGAAATACTCGCCACCGACTATTACCTCATGCCGCGCAATGTCAGTCCGAAATACGCCATTGTACTGAAAGAAATGTCCGGCGTGTACTGGACTGCCGACTCCAGCGGTAACACGGAATACGTCATACCCGTTGAAGGGAGTTGGGGATATTCGGCAACGACGCCGGCTGACATACGCCGCGCCTGCGAGGGTATTGTCCTCTCGACCTATCAAAACCGCTACGGACAAACCGTTACCGGCGTTGCGACGGTCACAGGCGCGGGAGTGGTGATTACGCCGAAGGACATCCCTGCCGAGAGCTGGCAGATCATCAGGGCATACCGGAGGATCGTCTAATGGCACTGTTTACGAGCGTAGCCAGCGGTATCGCCGCGTTGAGCGTTTCGGGCGTGACCATCAAGGATACATCCGAAACAACGGACGCAATCGACGCGCGGGAGTGTCCAGTCCTGGCTCCGGCTGTTGCCAATTTTGTCACCAACTTCGACCCGCGCCGCGAATCGTTCGGGCTGAACAACGAGGCGGCCATCACCATAGAGTACGACCTGACATACACGCTGTACTACATGCCCGCCGGATCGGAGCGCACCCTGGCAGTGCTGTTTGACGGGCTGCTCAAAACGGTAGCCGCCATTTTCGAAGCCGCCTTGACTGAAATCGGCGGCGCGGTTGACGTGCTGCCGAAAGACATCCGCAATACGGGCGCGGTTCTGGACCCTACGGGGCGCGAGTTTATCGGCTGCCAGGTTGTTTTTCGCGTAACGGAATTTAGGAACTAAAGGAGGCTCAATGGCAGACGGGCGCACCCACCAAAAATATCTACAAATCTATCAGAACGGCTACGACCTGACGGGCGAAATACACAGGATTGGCGACTTGGATTGGGACTACGACTTCATCGAAATCGCGGGGCTGAATTGGGCGATTCAGGGCGGCTACTGCGAGCGCGGCCACATCAACACGGGACAGGTCAATACCATCCTCAGGTTCGACACGACTGCCGCCGACAGCCCGCACGACTGGATCACGGGCATGGACGGCAAGAGCGTCAATACGATGATCCCGTTTGGCATACGCGCAAGCCCGGTCATGGGTGATCCGGTCTGGATGGCAGTGCATGAGCAGAAATCCAGCAAGGTAACGCCAGCGGACAGCGGGCTTGTAGTGGGAACAATCAATTACAGTCCGTCCTACGATGACGCGCTAAACAACGCCATGCTGTACGACATACCCTGGGGATACCTGCTACACGCTAAAGCCGCGCGGACGGCGGCTAGCACCGCAACCGGACACGACAACGGCGCGGAAACCAGCAAAGGCGGATGGATGATGGCGCAGGTATTCGCCTGCGCTGGCACAGGCAACGTCACTATCAAAATACAACACGCCAGCACCAATCTTAATGCAAGCTTCGAGGATGTAACCGGCCTGACAACCGGCGCGATTGCCAACACCGCCATACCAGGCGCGATAGTCAAACAGGCGGCGATTGACGCCACGATCAAACAGTACACCCGCTGGCAAATCGCCTTGAGCGGGATCACATCGGTCACATTTGCCCTCGCATTCGTGCGGGGACGCTGACAGGGAGGATTAAAATAGATGGCTCCAAACACTGGAAGAACACTCAACAAATACGTTACTGTACACCTGGACGACTCAGGTAATCAACTGCGCCAGTTAGTTGTAAACAACATCGGCGGAATCGGGCTGGATTTTCCGGAAGAGGATAAAACTGCATGGAGCGACGCGATTCAGGGCGTGCTGCTCGGCATCCCGACCTTCTCGACCACGATTGGCGGGCCGTTTGACGTTACCACACACGGGTACGTAAGCGGGGTCAATGGCGGCAATACGCCGCTGTCTTTTGATATTCGTTTTGGCGTTCGTCAAACATACGCGGCTGGCGAACCCCAATTCGGCATTACCTCAAGCGCGACGGATGGTGTATTGATCAAAAACTATACCGTCAATCCAAACGATATGACCTGGCAGGCCACCGTTGTCATGGCGGCTGGAAGCGCAGCCCCTGCTTGGGGAACGGCCGCAGAATCGTGACAAATTTAGTCTGATTTAGTCCGTGTACTCCAGAACTTTTGCCTACGCACCCTCTTTATGGAATTGCTTATGCGTTCGATTGTTTCTGGGGTATGCGGAATGGCGAGCCGTGATAAACAACAATATGAAAAAGTGGCAAACACCCTCGACAAAGGTATTGTACCACAGAAAGGGAATCAATGGGGAAAATAATCACGTCACCCATAAAACGATTCGCGGGGACGGTAACGCTGGCAGATCCATTGACATACCCGCAGTTGATAGCCTGGGAGGACTGCATAGACAGGGCAAGGGCGCACGAGCCGGAACCGGACGCGCAGGACAGCGAAAAAAGCTTGCGCTACGTGGACATTGCCACGCGCCCGCGCCTCTCTCAGATCATGCTGCCTGGAGTCATTGCCTGCGTGGAAAAATGGGAACTGGCGGGATTTCCCGAAAATGTCACGGAAGAAACGTTCCCCTCCACGCCGCGTATATCCGCCGGGCTGTTGCTGGTCTGGCTGATTGATGAAATCAACAAACTGTATGACGAAACGGGCGAAATCCCAAACGCCTGAAGGCTGCCGCTTACCGATACGCGGCGGGCGGCAGCCGCGCGCGAATGCCAGCGGAATTATTCCTACTCCACGCCATAGACCGGTTTGGAGCTATGGCGGTAACTGGCAGGCCGGTATTGGGCGCGGGGGAAATCCGGCGGATGATCGTTGCTGAAAACATCGTCCGGGCATATCGGCGGCTGGAAGAAACAGGGGATTGGGCAAAATTTGCAGAGGAAAATCCCGACACCCACGCGCTGTTGATGGAAGCTATGAGGTTGGCTGATGACGACTGACATAGAAATCAGGATTAAAGCGAAAATCGACGACCTCGAAAAAAAGGTCGATAAGGTCAATGAAAAATTAGAGGAAATGGGCGGCAAGAGCGGCAAAGGCACAAAGGCCGTCAAGGGACTTGGCCCTCAATTTAAAGACCTCGAAAGCGCGATCCTGCCAGCGACCGCTGTACTGGCAGGTTTTGGCGTTGCGCTCAAAAAAACCTACGACCTGGGCAAAGAGGGCGCCTCGCTGGAATACGCAGCCGGAAAATTCGACCGGCTGGCAGTTGCCGCTGGCACCACCTCAAAGGTTCTGCTTACCGACCTGAGAGCAGCCGTCAAAGGCACGCGCTCGGACATGGAGCTTATGGCAAGCGCGGGTGACTTTATGTCGCTCGGACTAGCCAAGAGCCGCGAGGAGGTTGTCAGGCTGACGCGCGTTGCAGGCGCGTTGAATATGAACATGAACCAGTTGGTTCTTACCCTGACAAACCAAACAACGATGCGGTTTGACACGCTGGGAGTCGCGGTCGACGGGTTTGACGAAAAGGTGAAGAAGCTCAAAGACTCCGGCATGGATGCCAACGAAGCCTTCAAAGAAGCCTTTTTACAACAGGCAGAGGAGCAGATTGGCAAGGTCGGGGACGCGGCGGAAACCAACGTTGGAAAAATTGCGCGGCTAGAGTCAACTTTTAATAATCTTGGCGATAGCATCAAATTAAAACTAGCCAAACCGCTGGCAGATTTTGCGGATACGCTCAACCTACTCATTACCTCCGAAAACGAACTAGAGGCCGTCTGGAAGCAGCACGAAACCACGATGCGCACGCAGGGCGGGAGGTATCAGGATTATGTCAGGGAAATGGTACGGGCGGCCAATGCCGCAGGTATGTTCTCCGGTTTGAATGCAAGCATTTCGCAAAACCTTCTACATGGCATGTATCAGGGTGACAAATACAACGAGATGCTTGGCAGGTTGGCAGGTGAATTGCCGCTAGTAACTGAACAACAATGGAATTACATACAGGCGGTAGAGGCCGGAACGATAAAGGTACAAACCTACGGGGACAGTATCGGCAGCGCGACTGGCGCGGTCGGGAACATTGCGGCGGCATCCAAAGAGGCGGAAGACGCGCAAAAGGGTCTCGAAACCGCAATGAAAAACCTGACCAATACTGCAGAAGATTACCTAACCGGCACGGGCAACGAGGTCGCCACCCTGCTGGAAAACAAACTAGGTCCAAACAGCGCACGGTACAGGGACGTGCTTGATGAAATTGACGAAGTTATGGGCACGTCACTACAGAAGGAATGGGAACATAAAGACGCTGTTCAGGCCCTGGTAGATCAATACGCGCGGACAGGCGACCAGGAGGCGTTTCGGGAAAACCTGCAAAACCTGAGGGACTCGGAACTTCCGGACATTACAAATGAACTGGAGGCCGCCGTACTACAAGCGCAGCAGTTGTATGACAAGTTGATGAACATGCCAAAGACGCTGGCAATCGATATTTACATCAATGAGCACGGCAATGTGGATATAAAGCGAACGGTAACCGGCGGGAAGGATACGGGCGGGCAAAAGCGCACCCAAGACCAGGAAGAGTACGAATACGCAACCGGCGGCAGCTATGTCGTGCCGCAGGGCTACTTTGAAAACTGGCCGGTTGGCGGCGGACACGTAGCATCATCTGGCGAAACCGTAGAGGTGCACCCAACAGGCAGGGGCAAAAAAGGGGACAGGTCAATAAACGTGACCATCAATGCCAGCGTAGCCAGCGACATCGACCTGTATCAAATGGCGTATAGGGTCGGCAGCATCATCCAGAGGGGGCACTAATAATGGCGCACGTCTTGAATATCGTCTATGGCAGCACGACCGTCAACCTGACATCCAACGGCATTGATGTAATGAACTACGACCTGAACGGAGCGCCGGGGGAACAGGTCACGGAAGAAATCGAACTGCGCATAGTGGGGTCGAGCGCAAGCGACCTGTCAGGGAAAATAGCCACCGTACAGAAAGCGATTGAACAGGCGCGACGGTACAGCTCGGAGCGAATTGGCGACAGGGTGTATTTGTCGCTCAAACCGGACGGCTATGCGAGCGCGTACAAGTCCGAAGTGCTGGACGCAATGCTAACGCCGTTTGAGGATGTGCTGAAATCGCGGTCATTCACGCAAAAATACACTGCTGGTTATCGGCTGGTAGCGACAAGACGGGCGTTTTGGCAAGGCGAAGCCGTACAGCTCAAAATCTCCAACAGCAACGGCACGGATAACACCGCCGGTCTGAATGTTTACAACTGCAATGACGGGGCTGGCACAGCACCGACTAAGCGTAACAACTACTTTGATGTTAGCGGCTCGCTCATAGGCGGTGATCTACCGGCAGCGGTGAAGATCGAGATGCTCAATTCGAGCGGGGCAGCGTTCGCGGTCGGCAATTTGTGGATCGGCGGCAACGATTACGGCAAGTACTCGTGTTATGACGATATTGGGGACACCTCAGACGCCACCGCATCGGGCGGCAAATTCGCCCGGAAGGAGTTGTCCTCTACTTGGGGTGCAATTAACGGCGCAAAATATCCAGAGGACGTATATATCGCCTACGGGAAACAGAGGATCGGCATCCTGTGTCGCTTCAACGCCAAACCGCCAGCCAATACGCGGGGATACGCGGCAATGTATCTAACTCCCTACAAAAGCGAGGAGTTTTATCTGGACACCGCCACAAAATTGCAACTGATTGGAATTTACCAACCGCGCTATACAGAAGCGCCGGGTTTTATCTATTTGGGTTGCAAAAACGATTGGGGTGGCAATTTAGACGTGGACTATTTTACCTATATCCCGATGGGCAACTATTCCCGCGTGGTTGCCAGTAGTGCTAAGGTTGGCGATGCCTGTTGGTTCGTATATGACACCTCATTAATGCCCGATCCAATCTGTTACTACGATTCCAACGCACACCCAATTAATTATTATCCCGCCTACGGCACGGGCGTTTTCCTAGCCCCTGGCAAAGATCATCGCCTGACACTGCATTGGGACACCAACACGGGCGATAGAGATAGATAAAAATACTTTGCCGTCAAACTCTACTACTACCCTAGAAGGCGGACACTATGAGTCTACCTCTGGTCGGGTTCAAAGACCGCAGCGGCAAAGCATGGCTACCACCGGACGGGCTTAACTTCGAGGTTGACCGCCTGTCATGGCATTACCAGATAGGCAGTAAAGAAGCCACGCTAACCGCTCAAGGTGCGCTGGCTGATATATCCGCGCTGGAGCAGATACTCCGCTACGGCGTGGAGATATACGACAGTCAAGGTGATTTGTGGCAGGGTTATGTTAGCGCGGTAAAAATCCAGCGCGGGGCAATGACGCTTGGTTTGAGCCTTGACGACATGGCAAACAAGGTCGCGGTTGCGTACAGCTACATCGCGCCTGGTGATAACACGACTGGCTACCGTAAAACCACAACCTGGGTTGAGGACGCTGACAGCATCGCGACCTACGGCACGAAAGAAATGCTGGTTAGCGCTTCGGGGCTGACTGATGAAGCCGCCGAAGCGCGGCGGGATACGGAACTGGGGTTGCGCAAATATCCGGTTTCCATGCCAACGTTAGGCGCGTTCGGGCTTGGGGATAACGCGCTGACCACTATCACGATTGAATGTCGCGGCTGGTTCTACACGCTGGATTGGACATATCGCTTTGAACCGGACGTAAACCTGGTGCAATGGACAACCACAAGCACCGCCACGCAGAACGTTGGCAGCGCGTCAACCAATGCAAAGGTCATGCAGCAGTTTACACCAGACCAGTCCATTACCGCGCTCGGTGTCAGGGTGTAAACTGCTGACGTTGGCAACCCGACTGACAATCTCGTAGTGGCGATTTATGCGCTGGACGCTAACGGCAACCCGACAGGCAGCGCACTGGCAACGGGGTCAATCGCTGGCACTCGCACATACGGGGATTTCTACTGGCATGCGCAGGCTTTCACCGCCGAGTGCGAATGTCTAAACAATGTGATGTATGGGCTGGTGTATTCCCGTTCCGGCTCGGTTGACGGCTCAAACTATTATCAGGTGAACCTTGTAGCAGCGGGCGGTTACACGGGCGGCGCGCCAAAGGTTTATAACGGTTCGGCGTGGAGCGACTTGACAGGTGACATCCCCTTCAAAATAGCGTGTAACAACAAAGTTGAAACTTCCGAACAGGTACGGGACACCATTGGCGACTGTGAGCAGTTTTTCGAGGGGATTTACATTGAGAATGACAGCGGTATCTACTCAGGCTCATTTCGCAATGGGGACACAACCGCGCTGGAAGAAGTCATCGAGCTAATGAACACCGGCACGACTAACGGGCGTCCTTATTGTGGGTTAGTGGATAAAAACCGCAACGTCAGGATATTTGAGCAGCCAACCGCTACAGCTTACCTGCTTACAGCTTCAGGACAGGTGCTAACTACCAGTGACGAACCGATTGACCCCTGGAGAGCAAGGGCGGGGGTGTGGTACGCGATTAAGGACATTTCGCCTGTTTCGGTCACGCCGGTTAGGGTTTCTCGCATTGACCGCCTGTTTGCTGAAACTGTCGAGTGGAATAAAGGCGCGAAAATCCCGACTATTTTCCCGTTAGGCGGTGACAACCCCGTATCGTCACTGTCCTCCAGTTTGAGCGGCGGTTTGACGATGGCAAAAATTCAGGCGTCCGTACCGCGCTGGGTTTATCCGAGCGACCCTGACTGGTTAGGCACGGCATACAAGCCGCTGACCTCGACCTCATGGGATGGGGACGCTCGCTCAACTACTGGCAAGACGATTATCGACCTGTCGGAAGATTTCGGCGTACCAGGGGGAATCAAGGCGATTTTAGCGCGGATTGTCATTCGGGATTCTGGCAGCGCAGCCACTAACTGCAATTTCATTTTGTCGCCAACCTCGACTAACAACGAGGGGTTTTATGCCACGATCTACGGGTACGCCAATGATCTGTTAGGGCATACTCAATTCCCCGTACCGTGCAATATAGACGGTGATGTTTATTACCAGCTTACAGCCAGCGGAAGTGACACGATGGATGTTTGGATCGAAATTTGGGGCTATCAAATCTAGGA